GAGGTATTCTACAGCCTTCTCCATACCTCTATCAAAGAGGTGATTACGGAGAGAGACTGTAGCGACTAGTTCGGACACGTGCTGTTTCCGGGAGGTGGGGAAGAGTTGGCGAACCCTGACAAGTGAAATGTCATGTCCGTCATAATAATCACCACCACAAGACTCTCTGAACTTGCCAGTCCAGAAAGACTTGTCACGATTCACCTTGAGACCAAACATCTCAAGTGAATCGATCACGGATTGTGTCATCTGTTCGGGGATAATAATATCATCTCCGAACACGCGCACCCGGCCCATAAACTCTCTAACGAGAGCAGGGGTCATGGCTGTGTTGAGCGCTTTTTCAATGCCAAGGAAGACTAGGGTCGTGAAAACGATCCCTTCCATAGCAAAGGTAAGCGCTGAACCCATAGACGCGAATTTGGCCAGGCGGATTTCGCCATGGCCATCCACATCAGCCTTTCGAGATCGACAGGCATCCACAGCCTCAAATAAATGAGGCCAGTTTGCTAGAAGAGCTCGTACCTGCTGATTCGAGACACGATCGGAGGCTTCACTCAAATCGAGTGTAGCTAGAGTTCCATCTCTGGAACCCTGTTGGGCTAGAACCATGTTAGGAGTTCTATCCAACCATCCGAGAATACTTCGCAGGAGATCATCCCCGTGAATGTATTCCGTAATTGACTCGAGTATGGCCTGCTGTGTATATTGCATGCAGGTTGGCTCGATGGCAATTATACGAGGTGCCTTGAGCGTCTTGGGAACTGTAATGACCCTGACGGGTCTCTCGTTCCCGGGTTCGAGGATCTGCACGTCCTGGTAGTATTGATACCATCCAGGATTTGGGAAAAGGTAATCCCCCAAAGGGAATACCCGATCCAGCCGCTCTGTCCACTCACTTTGTGAGTATTTAGAGTTCGAAGACAGCCTCTCGGCAGTCTTCCCCGGCCCATGTTTCGGAGTCAACTCCAGGTTCCAGATCTGACGATCTAGTTCCGAGAACAAACCACGAAACAGCATTCTTCCGATCCGGACAAAGTCGGCCATAGAATCGGCTGGCAATGCCAGATCGGAAGCGCGCAGTTCCTGCTCACACTCGATGTACCCAGCGTAAGCAGCTTTGATCCGTGTATCACTACATGGGATCTCAATCTTTGCCCACATCATTGTAAACTGATGAAGAGCAGAGATAGCTGCAATACTGGGTGAATCGAGCAACAAACCAGTCTCGCGACAGAAAACAAGATCAAGGAAACCTCCGAGAAATCGGGGGAGACCCCGGCTTCGCTGGAAACCAGCGAAGTCGTCGTGATCCACGAAGCCTCGGTCAAGACTTTTTTGGAAGTCTTTACCGAACTTCGAGAGAGTTATCCCTAGAAAAGATAACCCCTCATTTTCTGTTCGAGCCGTGACAGTTTTAGCGTCACGACTGGTGCTGACACTGCATCTGTCCCCCAGATCTTGGAGGACAACGTGCGAGAATGCGATCAGGCTTTTCACCGTGGCTCCTAACAGAGCTCGTGGATCCGTAACCATGTCTCATCCTTAACGACCCCCCTTCCTCCTCGGAGGAAGAAACGTCCAGAGCGGGATAATGAATACATCAAGGATTACCCAGAGGGCATATCCTAGTATACTCAGTTCTCGCCTCCAAGCAACTTAGTGACATTACTGCCACTAGTGTCCGTGAGCCACTTCGACAGGCCAGCAACAACGGCCTGAGCCTCAGCAACCGTGTACCCCACAGACGGTACGTCGATAACGACGTACGCGGTCATGGAGAACTTGGTGTTCGCTGCGGTGAGTGGATCAGCGGCAATCTTGGAGTGTTCCAGGCGAACTGTCCGACGGCTCCTCTTGCCAATGGCATGAGAAACCTTCAGAACAGCCGCACCGTCGGCAGTATTGAACTGCCCAGACGAAGCACCAGCACCTGTTCGCGCAAGCGAAAGGGCTGTGCCTGAAATCGTAACGGACTGGGGATCAGCATAAGACATGATGTGCATCCTTCGACTTGTCGTCTCACGACGATACTGGAGGTACACGCCAAGGATTGGCGCGCAGGTGGCATTGGTTTGTCAGAACAATGCCTTCGGCGCCCTGGTTAAGCCCAGAGCACCAAGAATGGCCCACTGTTTAGCAGAGAAACCGCTAACATTGAGGCCGAACCCATACGGGGTCGCCCGGATTCTTTCCTTACTCTCTAAAAGACGAGTGTTGGAAATGGGCCCTGTCTTTGCGCCGTTCATAAGCGCTCCGGCAGGCATGCTGTACACAGCACGGTACTTCACATGATTCATGAGGTACCCGTACCGCAGGACCAGACCGTCTGAACCAAGGTAACTGGCGTTGGCAATAATATCACCAGTATCAGTTACCCAGTCCAGAAGCCAGGACCATGGGGTCAAATTATAAATGGTATCCCAAGTGATTCGGGTACCCAACAGGTGATTTGCCTGCTGCTCATAACGCTGAAACCGTCCCATCAAGGATTTATCATCCGAAAGATGGTAGGCATACGCGCCAGAGAACCACGTTCGAACTGTGGTTGTCTCTGTGAGATTTATCGACCCAGGCGTAATCGGCATGTCATCCCAACCGGCTAAGTAGTTATAGCCGTTGTTCACTGGGATAGGCACGCTCGCTGTGCTTACCACACTCTCAGAGGGTGGTAGGCTCAGGCGACGCCGGACATTTCTGCCACTGTCACGCTGATATTGCTGCACCGTTTTACTGGTGTGGCTAACAGCTTTGAGAAGGTCTTGAATGTCTGATATGGTAGGGGCAATGCCGAAGACATAATTCAGGAACTCTCCACCGATCTCTCGGTGAATGGAACCTAAATTAGATCCAAGCAAGCCTGCGCCAACCAGACGAGGGAAATCACGAATGATTTCCAACAGACCTTGTGACAGGGACGCCGGAGACTTGGTAGGAAGGGTATTGGCAATACATGCCGTACCTAATCTATTTGCCTCAGAAGCAGAAAGCTTCTTAGCATCTAGATTAATCCAAGGCTCACCTCCAGTACCTCCACCGAGCGGACCGGGAACGTTAAAAATCAACGGACCCGTTTGCTTATAGGTGTATGGACTGAAGCGAGGATCTATCCACTTCATCTCCCAGTTGGGATGCGAAGTGTGTAGCGAAGTCTTCGATGTGAAGAATTCGTGCCCATTGTCATAAGTCGGATTAGGATCGGTGAAACCATTTCTGGTTACATCGACAAACTGATCCGCCTCAGACGCAAGGGCATCCTCAGGCGACATTCCACGAGTAGACGTCGATCGATATGACGTCGTTATCTGTCGAGGAATGCACGCATACGAATTCAAACCGTATGCTGAATTCTTCTCTGCGAGAACACCATTGTAGTATCTAATCTTCACCATAGGTGAAAGATTAGGCTCCAATTGTCTCTCTCGAGTAGAAATCTGTCCCATGGTTCTCCGTAGGGTTGATTGGTCGTTGACTGCGACCGGGTGGATGGTAGATGCACTGCATTCCTACATCCACCCTAGAACAGGAAACGATTTCTCGCCAGTGTCAAGCACCGGCAGGGTCCCTCA